GGGTGATCGGTCAGGGTCGAGATTCCATCCAACTCCCGATACGCGACTGTCGTGCATCCCGCCGCCCCTAGCAGCAGCAATAGCATCATCAATGCGGTCCAGTTTCTCATTGTATCGTTTCTGTGCCTTCGCCTCTCGCAATGTATCGGCTACCTTTAAAAAGAGCCGCTCCAGACTCGGAACGGCTCGGAGCAACGCGACCAATGCGCTAACCAATCCCATTAGGACTTCTTCGCAGGGACAACTGCACTAGCAGCATCAAGCGCAGCTTCCGCAGCAACCTCGGTCTTCTTAACACCGTGCCGCAGGAACACTGCCAAGCCACTGGTGACAACCAGTTGCATCATCTCACCTAGTTCAAGGTCGCCAGTGAAGTATCCACCGACTGCCCCTACGATTGCGGCAATTGCCGTCCATACTGTTTTACTCTTAAACATATTACTTACGCTTCTTCTTTGCTGAACGCATGGGTTTCATTGCAGGTTTCTTTTTCGGCGGTCGCCCCACCTTACTTCCGTATGTACCTTTACCGTATGGCATAATTATTTACGCTTCTTCTTTGCGGTCTTTGCCGCCGCTTTAAATGCTGCGTCAGTCGGTGCGCCCTTCTGACCCTTCTTCCTCATCGGCTTACCGCTCTTGCGGCGAGCATGTATGTTTGCATACAGACCTTTTTTTGCTGGCATTAGTATTTACCTCTCTTGGACTTGGGGTTTGATTTTTTACGACCACCCGCTTTCCAAAGTTCCGTGCAAGCCAAGTGCTTTGCGGTCCCTGCTTTTGCCGTAGAACACTTGTGCCGCTTCTTAAAATTCTTTCTAGCCGCAGCCGAATAGTTGTTTCCGTAGCTAGTGTCCCCTGCGTGTACCAACTTCTCCTTACCGTCCACGCAGTATTTCTTCATTACCTTCTTACCAGAACGGGTGCTGCGGCGAACCTCACCGCAACGCATGGACGACTTTGGACTCTTCTTACTTGCCACTCTTCAACAACTCCCTAATTTTTAAAGTTATATAAACCAACGACGCTAACGAGATACCAACCTTCAGAACCATGTCTATGTCCATTAGCCACGTTCCCAGACCCGTGGCGGAGGCAAGTGCAACTCGTATGTCGTCGAAGCTCATTCCTATTTTGCGCCTTCGTACTCGATGTCAAAGAACGGAGTGTCTACTTCCAAAGTTCCTGGGAGTGACTTGCACCCGCTACTTACAACAACGATAAAAACAAGTGCCGCAATGAATATACCCAGTGTGATTTTGTCTGTCCTATTCACTCTCAACTACCTCCACTTTCATCGCACCCTTCTCGTTGCCTTTTGGCAGATATTCCGCACCACCATTGATCGGCAACTTCTTCTCTATAACCAACGCTTTGAGTTGGCTATTTGGAACAAGCATTTTGGTTGCGCGGTCTGTCATAAAAAACGTGGTACTCGTTAGCCCCAAGCGAATGACTCGCGCTTGCCGTCCGCTGATGTAGAGGATTTCATCGTTCTCGAAATCACTCCCCCAGTAGACCAGTAGCCCTTGCGCGAAATTAAACAGAACGTCCTTGAACAATATCGCAGCAAAAGCCGCAGCAAGCATCCACCCGTAGTGTCCGATTGCTTGTTCTGCGACCTTTTCAAGTGCGGCATGGTCTAGGACGTTGGTCATTCACCACCTTCAGCCGGTGCTTCCTCAACTGGCGCACGTTCCAGCCCAAGCTGGGCCAAAGCTAGGTCGCCAACATAGGTCGCGTCGTCTTTGTCGCTACCCCAATTGTTCCACGCATCGCCAGTTACATTCAGCAATCCAGAGTAAAGCGGGTTCTGGCCCCACACTTCTTCGCCGTCTACCGTCACCTTCCCAAATGCGGCTACGCTAAACTGCATACCGAACTCCTGCGCGGAGTTGAGTGTGACCGCAACCTTGCTGGCGTTTAGTGCCGCTGTTGGTACTGTGTTTATTTCTATCATATTATTCCTCCCTCAGATTCTTCTGCCGCCGGTTCTGCTGGCAGCGATGCTTGGTACTGCGCCTTCACCTCGTCCGTCCAAAGCGAATTTGCAACGGCTTGCACCCGCGCATCCTCGCCGCTTACATCGTCTGTTGGGACGAGACAATGCCGGTGAAAACTCCTGCTAATTTCAGAACCTTCGTCTTTGATGACGGTGTCGGTGCGAACCGAAATGACTGAGTTTGCACCCACGTTCATCTCGCCAATTTCTGTTACTTTTTCTAATGCCATTTTTTAATCTACAAAATATGTGAAGCTGAAAAACAAGTCTGAGGTTCCGCTAGATAAATTACTCACAAGAATGTTCGAGTCTCCTACTGCATCGCGTGTTTGGTGGAACGTGAAATAACTGTTTTGGCCGGTTACCATCGCGGAAACGCTGCGAGTGCTTGTGTCAACGTCAACGCTATCCAAAACACAAGAGCCAACCGCTCTGCCAAGATTACTAAATGTTCCACTTGAATATCCTGCTGGAAACGGCAAGCCGCGCACAAATAACACGTTAGTGCCTGTCAATCCGGTAGTGTCTACGTTGGTCGCCAAGCCATTGACTGTTACTGCATTGCCAATCCGCTCGTAATAGCCGGTGACTGTTGAGCCGCTGCCGGTGTTACCGCCGGTTGCTGCATCAGCTATGACAGGTGTCCACACGCCGCGTTCATAGTGGTCGAGAGTTGTGGTTATGTTGCTGGCTGCTGTGCTGTTGGTTTGGCTGAACGCTATTCCGTTATTGAACGTGGCCAAGCCGGTGCTGGATATAGTGAAAAAATTGTTCGTTGTGCCGATAGCCGAGTGCTGGACAATTTTAAACTTGTCGCTATCAGAATCATCAACGCCAACAGCCCAATGCGTAGTGTTGTTGGTTAAAAAGTTTATTGTAGGGTCAGCACCACCTTCGCCCTCAATTTGCACCGTGGCATTACCCGCGCCAGTTCCGTAGATAGTTGCTGCGTGCGATGGCGCGATGCCAATGCCTAGTTTATCAGCAATTATAACACCGTCCGCAGGAACACCCGCCGCTTTCTGCGAAGTAGTGACTGCCAGACTTGTTAGGTTGCCTTGTATAATCGGCTGCACCTGCGTCACGCCGCTGGAACTGGCCGTGCCATCCGCTGCGCCAGCGCGGTCTTGGATGGTGCGGGATTGCGTTGGATTTGCGGAGAGTTCGTAGTCGGAGACGCAGCCGATTTCATCAACTTGCCAAGTGTCAATTGTAACTACGTTGCCGGTCGCTAATCCATCGAGTCGCAAATATGCGCTTGCAGCACCACTCCCCGCTGTGAACTCATGAACATATTCAGCGAATGAGGTAGTAAGCGCACCCAAGCTGTCTAATGTTGCGCCATTATTCAGTTCAAACTGAACTCCACTTGACCCCCCAGTATATTTAGCAGTAATGCGTAAACGGTATTTTTTGCCAACAACTAAATCTTGATTTAAGTCGGACGAGTCTCTTAGATAATTATATGCACCTTGTTCATTATTGCCGTATGTAATGGTTAAATTGTTAGAAACATTTGCAATCGCGTTTGTGCCATATGCAACCCAGCTATATGTCCCACTTGTGAACGCGCTTGCGGCAGCGTCTACTAGGTTTTGTTCTCCATACTGGTCAGCAAAATCAACGTCTGCGCGTTCGTATGCTGCCCGCACCTCGTCCGGTTCAAGTGTTTTGTTATAGCTTCGTGCGCGGTAGATTGTGCCTTCAAAATTGTTTGAGTTATTGTAATAACCAGCCAATCCAGCGTTTGTTGTGCCGTCAATGCCGTGGCTGCTAGAAATAGTCGCAGTCGCTACTTGGTTACCGTTATCGTATAAAACAGCAGAAGTGCCATCCACCGTCACGACGATGTGGTGAACTTTTAAATCCGTTAACGGGTTAACACCAAACGACTCCCAACCTGTATTGTCGTAGATAGCCAGATTGCCGCTATCTTCGCTGGGGTTAAAACCGATTATAAATCTGTCAGTTGTAACGGGGTCACCCGAACTTCGGTGGTAGTCAATAATGTAGCTAGAAGTTCCAGTTGTTAAATCTTCGCTAGCTGACAAAACAAATTCGTGACTGAACTTGCTTCCAAGGTCAACTGGCGTAAAGGCAACAACTCCGCTGCCGTTGAAATGCAGACCCGCGCCGTCTGAGGCGTTGACTAGCTCGCGGACAATTTCCGTCTTAACACTGGACGTTGTCCCGCGATGTCCGAATGCTGATACTGTTGCGCTCATCCTACGAAGTCAGTTGCTACTATTGTTGAAGTCCCACTGGCAGTAGCAACCCAAACAGAACCGTTGTAGTTATCGACTGTCAGAACACCACCGTCCCCTTCTTCTGAACCACTTGCCGGTGCGAGGATGAAAGAATATTGCTTTGTCCCGCCCAGTGCCGGTGCAGAACCAAAACGCACATATACCTTTGTTGCCCCTACGTTCTGAATCGACAATGAGCGTCTGTCACTTGTCTTTTCCAAGACCTGTGTTGCACTGCTGCTGACCCCGAAAACATCGTCAGTGTTAATTGCTACGTTTACCTGTTTAACTGTTGGCATGAGAATAAGTCCTTACGTTGAAAAATTCGTTTTGTTGTGATTGTCTTTCCTGCACATCCAGTTGAGCCAGAAGCGCACCCTGCGCTTGCTGTTCCTCCAGCACTGCGATGTGTTCCTTTTCGTCGTGCTTCAGCAAATCTGCCGCAGCACCATGCACTATGTAATCTCTGAAGATGTGGGGTATCTCCACCAACTCCCAGTAAGAATTGGTTCCACCCACTGTTGGTGCATTGTTTGAAAAATTGTTTGATACTGCGGTGTACAAATCAAACACACTGTCGTCTGCGACCTCCCTATACCTTACTACATCGTCCGTGTAGTAGGTCGTGGAAGCTGAATACTTCGCAGTGTGCGTTGTGTCCGGTGTCTTAACCCTAAACTCAACATACACCTCATTGGGACCGTCAGGGCATTGTATGCCGTTGTGACTTAAAAAGAACCGTCTATTCTCCGCAGTACCATCAAGCTTGCGGTTCTTGTCCCAGATGTTTGTTGGTGTTCCTATCTTGTTTGTCTCCCAGGATTGTTCCAGTGCCACATACTTGTCGAACAGGGGACGTTCTCCCCAGTAGCTTGCGTTTGTTGGCACTGTTCCCGCAGAAGCATCCGTGTGCATTTGGTAGTATTTGTCTGTTACATAGTAATAGACACAATCCCCTACTGCGTAGTCCGTTGTTGAATCGTACTTACTGCTTGAGTAGGAGGACTTGAGTTCTGCCCAATCCGCATGGATGACTCCGTCTGAATCTGAAGGAGCGTTTGATGTTGTCTTCAAGGCGACAACGTACCTGTCAGCGTTCCGGTCATACCTCTCTGTGAGCGCAGCATGGGAACCGGATGCCCAAGCTTGTCTGAAGGTGCGCTTCTCAATACGCATGAGATCGGTCCACTCGGTCCTCTCCCACGCTTCGCGTAATCTTGCTTCTATAAAAGCTTCAAGAAACTCCGCATCATCATTACTTAAATCAGCGTAGTTTCTCTGACTTCTTTCAGCAGCACGTTTTAGTAGGTCGCTATAACGAACCTTACGCATGTTTCCAAGGAGCGGCTATTGGGTTATCCCGTGTGAACTTCTCAATGTTCTTCTTGTCTGACCAGAAGTGAGGGTCCACCTGCTGCCAACGAAACCAAGTTCGTGCGTCAGTCACGGACAATAACTCAAACTCGCAACCTTTCTTCCGCTCGTAGTTGCGATGTCTTTGTGCCGTCCGCTTCAGACGGGAGAAGGTTTCACCCCTCTCCCGTTGAAGCTTACGATTAAGAACCCCCCCCAAGCGAAGTTCGCGTTCAAACGACTTCTGTTTGCTTGGGGTGAGGTTGTTGAATTTAGGTATAAATACCTGTGCCATTATGCGCCGTCTGCGGCTAACAACTTGCCGTGTGCCTTCGGGTTCTTCACACAAAGCGTGTAAACCGCTTTAGCGTGTCCGCGAGGTCCACCACCACGATCCTCAAAGGTCTCGGTGTGCATCGGGTCAAGGAACTTCAATTCCAGAAGGTCCGTGTCCAAGATAAGACCGGCATCATCATCATAGGTGAACGCCAAGCTATCTCCATCATCGTCAGTTTGTTCAGCACCAGTATTGGAACCGCCCAAGAACACACTTGGGATCACGTTGATGATACCGAAAGACGAGTTGAAGGTCTTGACCTCCATGTTAATCGTCTTGCTACCGGCTTGCTCGTTAACTTGGTAGCGAGTCTTGCCGCTGGCTTCAACGCGAGTGAAGTTGTCAATAATATCAACAACAGTCGGAGACATGACACCCATGTAACTCTTCTTCTCGCCGCAATCTTGAAACAATGATTGAAGAACTCCGTTTAGCTCCCCTTCTGTCATGTCAGTTCCTCCACTACCCGTGTATATGGAAGCGGCTGAAGGGCGATATGGAGCGGGAACCGAAGCTGGAGCGCCGGGGTCACTGGAGTCAATCCAATCAAACAAACCACGAGAAGCATAAGGATTAGTTCCGTCTTCAATGTCTGCGTTTTGAGTGCCGCAAACGACCGCTTCAATGTCGCGCTTTAGTTCGCGTACCGACTTGGACTTTGCATGGTCGATTTCAGAATCAATACCCGCTTGGTCAACCATTTGCTGAATGTCGGACACACCAAACTCGCGTTTGCTAATGTTGATGTAGTTGCCCAACCGCGCACGGTTTTCGGACTTGTTGAACCATGAGGAACTGTCGTGACCCTCTCTAGTCGAGTTGACTTTGGCGGGTGACAGGTCTTCACATAACCACTCCGTAAAAACGGACTTTGTAGAACCTTTGGAAATCGCACTGGTAACAGGGGTAACTTCCGGTTCTATGATGCTGATAAAATCAGCTAACTCCTCGCGATTGGCTTTTAAAGCGCCAGTTGCACCGGAGTTGTATGTAGAATAAGTATCGGCAAATGCCATGATATTTTATTTTATTTTTGTCTGTTGGCAGCGAACCAGTTGGTGAGGGAACCTTTTGACCCTGTGTTAATGAGTTCCTTCTGTGCGTCCTCCAACCTTGCTGCGCCGCTATTGCGGACAGGTTTAGGTTGCGCTTTCGGTCTTGTCGCAGTGCGAGTGGGTTTGGCCGCTTTCGCGGGTTTCTTCTTACCCCCATTCACCATCCGGTTGTACTCCTGCAATCCAAGCATGTAGATGCTCACATTTGCTTGCCAGTTGGGTCGCATCCTCAATTCGGGTGCTTCCCGTACAACTGACATTGCTTGCTGGTACTGCGGACTCGATTTGTCCTTCCAATAAGGAAATACATCCTCGACTGCGCGACGAATGCTGCTTTCTTCCCGCAGGTACTCCTCCCGTGACGGTACATGTTCCTCCAACTCGTACTCGATGTCGGACATCATGCGCCTTACGTCACTTTCAGAATACTCACGTTCCTCCCCGTTTTCGTTAGCGGTAAAACCATCATGGTTTTCTCTTAACCACTTCTTCCAACGAGTAAGCTTGGACTTATGTTCCTTTAACTCCCCCAGGGTTTTGATCTTTGACAACGGGTTATCACCAATTTGTATTGGTGTTTGATCGGGGTTTGCGCTTTCAAGTTGCTGCTCAAGCTCGGCAATCCTCTCGGCTTGCTGTGTGACCTGTTCTTCAGCTTCCTTGGCTCGCGCCGTTAACTTTCCAATCCGTTTATTGATCTTCTTCTGGAGATGTTGCGGGACGTTTGGGTCCACTTCGTCATCCTCATGCTCAACCTCATCGGTTTCTGCATCGTCAGAATCTTCAACATCAGAATCATATTCCTGCTCCTCTTCGGATTCATAGGAATCCTCCGCTTCGACAGGAACTTCTTCAGTTTCCTCGACAGGGTCTTCTATGTCAGGAGAGGGTTCGCTATCTGCACTCTCACTTTCATTCTTTCCAACCCTGTTGTTTTCAAAGAACCTTTTAAGGTCGTTCAGACCCATTTCCGCAGTTGGGGAGTCTGCTGCTCCGTCTGTTTCTGTTACCATGCTATTAACCTGCAAGTAGGTGATTTAATCCGATTGTTTTATGTGGGAACAAAAGAAAACCCGCGCACTATGTACACGGGTTTTCAGTTTTTTGATGTTATGCAACTAACAACTATGACCAGTAACCATGAACTAACACTAAAAAGGGTTATTTCTATTCAACATCTTGTTTTTCCTCGATTGCTTTTAACCTGTTCAAGATGTGGTTTATGCAATCTATACCACCGGAACTATGAGCCAATGCACCATGCTCCATTGCGGTCCCTTGATGACTTACATGGGATATGAGTTCCTCCCTGACATCGTCGAGTAGCTTACGCATTGCCGCAAAGCGAGGGTCGCTAATCAGTAGCTTGAGATCGTTCTCCGTCATGCGCCCAACCTCCCAATCACTGCATTCTGTTTCTGCTGCAACTGGAATTGTAACTGCTGCATACGCTTGTCAACGCGACTCTTGAACTCCTCGTCCTGCTGGTAGCGTTGCTGGGCGCTTGGACTGCTCTCCAAGATTTGTTGTAGCACCTGCAAGCGCATCTCATGGGATTGTCCCTCACGGACATCCTCATCCACACCTGCGGACAATCTGGCAAAGACGTTCTTCTCGTCGTCTATCTCCTTCTGAGCCGCAGTCTCCGTTGGCATCAGCAACCGCTCACCCAGCACTGGGTCAATAAAGCTGAACACGACCTGCATGAGTTCCGCACGGTCAACCACTCCCTGTGTGTCAAACTCACCAACAGCAACCTTCAACAGTTCCAGTTTCTTCTGCATTAACTGCTGGTCAAGGTTCTGAACTGCAAAGTTTAACTGTATGTCAAACTGACCCTGTATATCGTCCCTGCTGGCACTTAACATCTGCGCCTTGGCCGAACCAACAACACGGAAGAAAAACTCCTCTGAGGCGAACTGCTGCGTCAGGGCGAGTACCTGCTCCATTACCCTCTGCCAGTTCTTGAGCCACTTGGATACCATGTGCTGTTGGCGCATCATGGCATAGGGTTGGTTCTCCGGTCCTGTCACCCGCCCGAAGTATCGGTCGCATGTCTCACGGACACTGACCTCGATCTCCTTACTACCTGCGTTGTATGCCGGTACGTCCGCATACTGGTAGTCGTCCTGACGAACCCGTGGAACAAGTGTACCTGGCCCCCACTTTGTCGGAGGTCGTCCCGGCGGGTGATGTAACGGTGGCATGGTCGCAAGCGAGTTCCGGTCCACCCGTGCGTCCCACTCGTTCTTAATCTGTTTCTGCCATGTGAACCCTATCTCACCGTAACCTCTGGTATCGTCCACCCTGCGGCTCAACCACTCGCGTCTGAATAACACAAACGGATACTGACAGTGGTCGTAGTTCATCAACTCACTAAACGCAAATGTCTCCTTACCTCTCTCGTTGACAGGTAAGTGAGGTGAGAAGCATGTGTAGTAAATTCCCTGCACATCGTCCTCATCAAGTTTGCGCTCGTAGCAGTGTACGATTTCGTAAACCTCCTTGGCATCGAATATGACCTCCCTGCGTGTTGAGTTGCTTCTCGCTGACAACGCATTGCGGTCCATTGTGATGGTCTTGCCCTTGGTCTTATCAACCACATCCTCAACCCACTTGCGGTCGTACCCCTTGGACTCTATGCCATCGTATAAAGCTTCCTTGGTGACAAACTCCTTGTAGTAACAACGTCTGGCATCCTGCAATTCCGTGGTGTCCAGTGGCACAAAGAAATCCTCTCCAAGCCGCAGCGCCACAACCGTAGGACGGTTCTTCACGGTCATCTTGACCGGATAGGTTGTTGCTCCGGTGGAACGCAGTTCGCGTATCATCTTACGCATCTTTGACTGCTTCACATCCGGTAGCACCAACATGCCAAGTGCGATTGCCTCGTCCTCTCTTTCCTCTGACAGAATCATCTCTGGGAACATGGACAGGTTCTCCGCGCTTTGCGCCAGTTGGTTGATTGACTCCATGTCAATGTCCGCAACAGTGGCTTGTTCCTCTACGTCCCAGAATACACCGACTACTGCCACACCGTTCTCCAGCATGTAGTTGGCGGCGAGTTCAGCTTCATCGTTGAACTCCTTGATCTGATTGTGAATTTGGTAGCGCAGCAGGTTCGTTACGAGACTCGCTTGTTCAGCGTCATTACTTTCTGTTGGAAATGCGGAAACCTGTGCGCTACTCAAACTCGTCATCAGCATGTCCACATCCTCGTTGACGTAGGTGTCAACCAGTGGTGGACGGGAATCAGATGCCCCGTCAAACGGGACAGGATTCCTGCCAAGCTTTGACTTCCATTTACGACCATCATCACTCTGCCCTGACCACACGTTGTAACGTGTTTCCCAGTTGAGCCGCATCCGGTCGTAACTCTCATTACCTCTACGAACGATTTCGTGAAACTCGTTCGTCATATCTGTTATGTTGTTGTCCATTATATTTCCATTACTGCACCTTCCGGCCCAAGCTTCATCAGTTCTCTGACTGACTCCCGCAGGAACCGTCTTTGACGACGATCAATGTTGATGAGTTTCAATACACCTATGTCCGCAAGGTCTATTACCAACTTGCGATTCATGCCGGTTATACTGCACACCTCATGGGTTCGTAGCGTCAACGGCAGGTCATTAAAATTAACCTTCATAGTAGTCACCTCCTGTTGCATCAAGGAGGTTGCCGTCCAAGGACATCACCCCTGCCTTGAAAAGATACCTGTCGCAATCAACGACATCCTTTAATGCCCCTTTCAGACCATCTCTTCCGGTGTATTCCTGCATAGCGTATATTGTTTGCTCGCAATCCTCGGATATAAAGAATCGGGGACTGTTTAGGGCGGTTACGGGTTTGTCGTTATCGTAATCCAAGTAATCATTTATCAACTGTAATCCCTCTTCAATTTGACCTCCTGGGGCGGGTATGAATACCAAGCTGGGTCCAATGACATTCCCGTCCTTGTCTCTCTGTTCATCCTCCAGTAGCGATATGATGCTGGTCCCCTCTTCTGCGCTGGGGACCGCAGCACCACCCATGCGCGGGTCAATCAGTCGTTCGTAGATTTTCTCTGCCTTGGAGTCGTTCCACGTTTTCGTTTCCTCGTCGTAGGTCCACCCTTCAGCTTCAAGGATGATCTTCTTGTAAGCCACAATTGACTTACCCATGTCCAAGGTTTGTGCCGGTCCCGCTTTTCCGTCTGCCTTTTCGGACGGCAATGCCCACTCCCCGTAGTTCTTTCTATCGGGAAACTCCCTGTATAAAAACACCCGTCCCAGATCATCCAGTATGTACCATTTGATAAACCAGTTTTTGTTACCCGCAGGGTCGCAACTGACGTAGCGTGTTCCCTTGTCAGGAATCACATCGTCCCTGACCACATGCACCCTGTCGTCGAACTTGTTAAATACGTTCCCCTCCAGTTTCTCTGCCCAACCGTATGCGCGTATCTTGATGTCCGTGGACGGTTTGCCCTGCAACATCTTGACGATCTGCTTGTAGCCACCAAACGGATTGTAGTGTGAATGGAAACAGATGACCTTGGCACTCTTGCGAAACGGTTGAAGTATGTACGGCATGTGTCCCTTGCGACACCCGTTCACATGCACTGCATCTGGGTTCAACAATTCTGCTGGTCTGTCCTCAAGTATCTTTGCACCTGCAACGTAATCCTTGACCGTTGGACTGTACCCCCTGACCGGAGTGAAGCTGATAATTAGCTTTCCCGATCTGGTGACGATACGAAAGCGCAGCGTCTCAATCCAATCTATTGGGACAAGCTCATCACAAAGAATCATGTCACACTCACCACCCTCCAGTACGGTGATGTTTTGTGTGTAGTTAAGGAACCTGCAACGTGAACCGTTTGGCAGCACAAAGCACTGCTCCGTAAACCCTCCCTTGTCGGTCCAGTTGACGTTTACCCTGCTGCCCTTCTTACCAATGTCCCTCCACTCTGGCGGCAGGTATTTTCTTATGATGGGTTGCTGAAGCTCAATGGAGGTCGCAAGCGAGGAGTGAAAGCACCAGACAACTGCGTTCTCAATGTTGCAAAGTGTCTCTACCGCAAGCTTACAAGCAAACTCGGTTTTACCGGAACGGTTGCCCCCTAAAATTAAAAGCTCGTCAGCATCCACAAGGAGGCGACGAGCGTCTTTCCAACAGTCGAGTTCAAATCCGCAACGCAGGGGGTCTATCTCCCCAAGCTTAATTGCGTTCTCCCTCTTCTCTATGAGTTCAACAACAAAGTCGATGCCCCGCTCCTTCGCGAGACTCTCGATTCTGTCGTCAGGTATCGCTGGAAGATACGGGTGCGGGGTCTGCTTGTACTTCGACAACCTTGTCCCAGTAAATCCCATCTTCCCCATGCTTGAG